ATTGACGGATTCGCCTGATATTGGTTTTATATCACCTGGTAAAAGAGTAGCAATCGTCTGATCTAAAAAGTCTAAATGACCGCTCCAATCGGAAACCATTACTGGCTTTCCACTTAAACTAGCCAATAACAATGGGTGTCCATATCCCTCTCCATGTGTGAAACTAATGTGAACCTTTACCTTTTCGTGGTTGAATAGTGCGTTCATTTCAACGTCACTAAGTTCGCCGTGTAATAAATAAATATTTGGAAGATCGTCACCTACCTCTTGTTTAATTTTATGAATTCTATTCAAACACTCATGTTTATCGATTTTAGAAAAAGAAACTCCGCTGGTTTTCAAAATTAAAGCAGGCTTGTTTTTAGATCCTTTAAATGCCTCACAAAAAGTTTTTATAAGCATTCCTATGTCTTTTCTATCACCGTAAAGTCCGTTCTGATGTGTCCACTGTCCAACAAACAGAAAACAGAAGTCTTCCTTTATTGGAGAGAACGTTTCTTCTATAGAAGAAATCGTATCGGATGTCTTTTTGTAAATCGTAGTATCAACTCCCCAATTTACTACCTCCATAGGTTTAATAGACTTTATTTCTTCCTTCCGACCATCCGGATGTTGTTTAGAAAAACTAACTTTCTCAAAGGTTTCCTTCACAGCTTTAGATAGAACAAAGTTTACATTCATTCTATTCAATCCTTCAACCCATTCTCCGGGAGGAAGTGTAGTTTCAATACCCGCAGTCATTCCTATATTAAACTTAGCAGGAGTCTGGAATTCATTCGGTATGGTCATTTGTATGAATACCTCTGGCTGTTTCTGAAGAGGTTGTCTGAGTATTCTATTAAATAATTCCTTTTCAGCGTCGTCATCCAATTCAGCTAAAGTATTCTTAGATGGACAACCGCCCCATCTGGTCGGAACGATCTTCAAGTCAAACTTATCATACCTAAGCAGAGACTTAGCCATTGCCATACTCCACTCTCCATATCCACTTCTAGTAAACAAACTAGACTGCAATATACACATTGGTTTATTCATATTTATAAGTTTTCTCTTTCTTTAACTAAATCACTATATTTCTTTTGAGGTTCCGATTGTGGAATACTCTTATATAACTGTATGAGTTGGTCTGGGATAAAAGCTTGTGGGGGTTTGTCTGTGCTTCCAAAGCCGCCCGATCCTCTGGACGTTTCGTCAAGCGTTTCAACTAATTTAAATTCCACATTTTCTACTTTAGTCACTTTTAATTGACAAATTTTGTCACCCTTCTTATATATCTTTTCAAGGTTTGGCTTTCCGGTTATCTTTCCACTAATTCCAGTTTTATTTCCATCAATAGTGGGAACGTATAAAAGATCCTCTGGTTGCCAAATATATTTAAATCGAAGAGTAATTTCTCCCCTATAATCAGCATCAATCAAACAAATGGAATTAGCAAGTGTCAGATTATACTTCGACACGGATGATCTTGGGAATCCTAAAATATCATAGTCATCAAAGTTTGCATCTTTTTGAACTGATACAAACAAATTAGTTCTATATTGGATATAGTCTATAGATTTCCAAAGTTGTCCGGTGTCATCTGTATTATTCTTTACTCCTATAATTTCAGGATCAGACGTAGCTACTATATCATTTCCAGTAGAACGTGCGGTTGATCTAGACGGCAACTTCGATTCATCACTATACGATGAATTTTTTAAAACTTGTATTTTCATATTTATTAATTTACATTATTTTGAAATAAATTCAATTTCTTTTATTTCAGACTCTATTTTACCTATATCAATCTTTGGAATTTCAAATCCCATACAATTTTTCGGCATGGTATGTCCTACATATTCCGTGTCAAAATGTAAACTAAATTGTTTTTCAGGAACAAAATTAGCCAATGTGAAATCCATTGCTTTGATAAATTGTTCAGCCAAGTTCTTGTGGTTTAATCCACCTTCATTCATGGCCCATCTACGACCCTCTAACCCATAAGACTCTCGTTTGGAATTTTCAATAAGATACCAATACATCATTGCATCGGCTACATCTTCCCACTTACATAGATCATCAAATATATACGGCGTCGGAGGCGAACCTTGAATCACCCTCGCAGTCGGCCACACTGGCTTGGCCCATACTCCATGTTTACTGTATTTCTTGATATGATTGGACCCGAAATCCAATCCAAATTCAACAGGTTTACCGTCGTTATCCAACTGTCCTATTTGATCTTGCAATCCACCCGTAACGTTCACTATAACCGGTGTTCCCGACATTATGGATTCAGCTATACTCAATCCGAAACCCTCATTTGAACTAACATTTATTGTCACGTCGGCTACATTATAGAGTAAATTCATTTCCTCCGGAGTGAATTTATTTTCCAAAATCATCGTGTTACATCCCTTAAGAAATGCTTGTTCTATCGCGGTCAGATCAGTTCCAGCATCCAATACTCTCTCCGTGTGAAGAACAAGAATGCACTTTTCAGATTTCTCCTTTGGGAGATTGTCACAAATCGATCGGTATGCTAACATTATACTAGCCGTTCTCTTTCTATTTATATTCCTACTATTATAGAAAAATACAAAATCGTATTGTTTATCTCCAAATATATGTTTTCTAAACTTTTGGAGTTCTTCATTGGTTTTATCTAACGGCCTAAAAACATCGCTGTTAATACCGTGTGGAACATAATGCAGTAGATGTCTATTTTTTACACTCATATTTTATAATATTTCTGTTTCTAAAATTTTTCTCTTAGTTATACGATTATTATCGTTCATGTTCTAACAGATTAATCTTTAATCAAATTCCCATCTTTATCAAACTCTCCTTCAATTGTTCTACAATTTTCCGGTCCTAATACCCATTTATTTATGTTGTACGTTTGTTTACTTATTGAGAAAAGGGAATCACAACTTTCATAAAATGGTAAATTCCACATTGGATATGGAATATCGTCCCAAATATTTAGGTAAGTCAGCGGTATCTTTTGACGAATCTTTCTTTCGATTTGATATAACCATCCCCAAAAACGGGGATCAGTGAAATGTAGGAGAGCGTCGGGCTTCTCGATGTCCATAATAGACATTAATACATCTTCAGTACCATATCCATCCACGGGATATAATTTAAGATAAGCATCCGTTGTCTTGGTGTGATCTTTCGCCGCTTGAGTCATGTCCACAACTTTTCCTGCCTCAGGATGTTTTATTGCCCCCGCGATTTGGACCCAATCATAATGGTCAAGTGTGTTCAACACAAGCTCACGCGATTGGCAAGCAATTCCGCTGAACATTCTGAGATCATCTGATAATAATAAAATCTTTTTCTTTTTCATAGTATTTTTATTACGGATTAGCCACACCCGTTCCATTCACAGAATAATCTTCAATTATAGCCTTAATCTCAGATTCAATATCTTTTATGGTTTCCTTGTAACCAGAATTTACATCTTTCTGATCCTTCTTAGTTGAGATAAGTTTTTCGGTCAATTCATAGACCTTTGATTCAGCTTGTGGTTTTGTCATTTTCATAATTTGTTAGTCGATAACTGCCGGTGATGGCTTGAAGAATGGCCTTTTCAACAAAGCGATTCATTTTGAATCCATTTTCGTCACAAAACTCTTTGAGAAGGTCCCGTATTGTAACCGAAACTTGTATTGACGTTTTTTCTTCCTCAGTAACCATTATACACCATACATATTAGATGGTATTGTAAAAGATTAGAAAAGATTAGATATTAATTATTATATTGATATCCGTCTTTTAGAAATTTAATATTTGGTTCATCTCGTAGTCTGTTTCTGTAAGGGGCCATTGGAATATTAATGCCCCAACCTAAGAAATCCATCAAAGTTTCCTTGGATACGGTTCCCCTTGTTTTTATCAAATCCAATATGTCGTTGTATCTAGGAGTATCTTTAGTAAGTTTATCAAACTCAAATAAATCCCAACCATTAAACCACTTGGAAACTGTATTCTCCCATGTAAGATTTTTTACCACATTGTTAAGAACTTCGTGGTGGTCTTTTCTAAAATTAGGATTATCTAATGCTTCGCCGATCTTAACAATGAATTGTGACTCATTATTGAAAAATAGTGGATAATCCTTCCCAACCATCTCAGGATAACACAGTTTATCGGGCAGTAGATATGGAACTCCTCTACTCATACCATCTGTAACTGACAGTGACCACGCACTATAATTTTTAAAGAATCCCACCCCCATATGCATCTGTTTAAGAAAATCGGAGTAACCTTTACGGTTTAAACAAACTTTCTTTATATAGGGCCTCTCCTGTTCCGCTAATGTGACATATACGGTGAAGTCCTGTCTAACTTTGTAAAGACTATCCATGTTCCTTAGAAAGTCGTTCCAGCCAGTATACTCATTGGGTCTGTGATTAAATAAAATAGACCTTGGTATCACGTCTGTAGTAGCAGCCGGATCTGAGTCAGTCCCCAAATAATGAGGTTGAATAATACGATCCAAATCCTTTATCACTGAGTCCGAATAGTATTTCTTAGCTCTTTCTAAGACTAACTTCTTTAACCACTTTGAATTGACCCCACATTCTTGCATTTCAAGAGTTCCTGCAATATTATTCATGAAGACATTTTTAGGATAAGCAGTATTCTCATCTACCTCATACCAATGACAATAACCTATGAATTTAGGACGAATGTTGGTTTGATTGTTAAATAGATTGGATAGTTGAAGCGTGTGTTCCGGTAGGTGTGTATAAACTAAATCGTAATCATTTCTGCGCCAATCTATCAAATCCATCACCTTTTTAAAATCAAAGTGAATGCGCATCGAATTTGGATAAGTGGGAAAATTGTAAATTAATTGTTCAGTATTATCAAATTTTAGACTCTTAACTTCTTCCGGCGTGACAATGGTCCAAAATACTCCGGGTATAATCTTATTAACCTCACGTATAACATTTGATAACACCACTACATACGAATCCTTCTCCAAATCCTCGGAATAGGTTATGTTAGGCCAAACGAGTATTCTATACTTACATTCTAGATCAGGTTTATTATATTCAAAAAATTCACTCATGGCGTTGTCAATATCTTCTTCCAATTATGAACGAGTGGTTTAACAAATACAATCTTTTTCTTACTTTCAGTTACTTTATAGCCACTACCATTATGTTCTCCCAAATACTTTCCATATATCTCCAAACACTCTTTTTTGTTTTCACGGGCCAATCGACCACGTTCACCCGTCTCCTTCGCCCATAATAATAATGGAGACTTCTGAATACTGACGCCAGATGTCAACCCCACATTAATCCAATTATCAGCAAGATATATCGAACCTTTTCTATTCTTGTGACCATTGTATTCGCCATCTCGTTCCGGCTGAACAAATGTTTCTATTAATATCAATTCGTCCCCGTATCTACTCTTCCAATCTTTAGCACCTTGAACTCTGAGATGTTTAAGTGTCATACTAGCCGCATTCTTAATTGTTATATTATCAGACACCATACAGTATCTAGAATTATTGGCAAGTTTATTAAGATGTTTCATTTTTACATCACCCGTCCACCCTATAAACTTATCTCGACAAGCCACGGCTATCGTGGCGCTTCCCAATCCTACAGCCCCTATATGATTTCCACTCTTCCCCTCATAGATTAGATATCTGATATTTCGGGTCGGACTATCTTTATATTTAACATAGGAATGATATTGATTTATAGTATCACGAAACAGTTTATTCTGTTTAGGACAGCCACACAATTGAAGAATAATCTCCGATTTAGGCTTATCTATGTCAAAAAAGACATCTCCATTGTTATATAAATTATCCATCTATAATTGTAGATAACGCGGCGGATACTTCGTTTCTCAAATACACATCGTTAAGCATTGAAGCATAAGAACCATTGTATTTAGAACCAACGTCTTCCCACTCCAATTGATAATCGCTACAGCGTTTAACCGCCGGGTCATTTATCATTTCCTGATCATTGGCGGGATCCGTGTATTTCTTGACCTTCTGTGGTTCGGAAAATCTATTAGTATTCATACCCAACATAGAATACTTTGAAATATGTATTAACTTCCCACTCATTTCATTTTTCAACCAATACGTCTCATCTTTATCATAAACTGAAAATCTCACATCGGTTACGAATTTAACGTCCGACTCACAGCTCTTTATATCATTCTCCAACATCTCCACCCAATGTCTTCCTTTGGATTCTTTTCGTTTGACTCCGGCATACCATACCAATAAAGGTCTAAATATATCTTTTTCAGATGTGACTTCTGACCATACATTTAGTCCCAACTTTTCTTTTACAAATTCTTCACAATCTTTTTTTATATAATAAGCAAGAGCAAACGATTTTGACGTTAACTTATACTTATCCAAAAGAATTTGTGACGCGATATCTGCAAATAAATTTTTGCCCGAACGAGCTACTCCTGAAATTCCTATTATTTTTTTAGTCTTCATCTTTATTTATAATCTTTCCTATTTCTTTTTCGGTTAATCCGTAACCGGAACATACGTTATAAAGTTCTTCTATACCAATGTCAGTCGATGACAATATCTCGCAATATTCATTGGCGTCAGATTTGCTGACTTCATATTTCCGGCTGACAAGTTCCAAAAGTTCCTTGTTAAATTTTTTATTCTTACTCTTAATGTAAGGTGTGAACCTCACCGACTTGATGACCGCGCATGCTACCTTATAGAAGGATTCACTATCCATCTTATCAAATATCTTAGTCAAGTAAGACGTTTCTAAAATACTATTTGGGTCCATACTTAGAAATCTACAAATCATATAATGGTTGAATGATTTCCTATCTTGTTCAGATAAAGTCTGAAAATAGTTTGGATTTTTAACATTTCTTATTTGATTTACATGATCAAATAAAGATTTATTCTTTGGTTTGTCTTCTTTTACGGCGTTCTTCTTTGGTCTTCCCATAAATATTCTTAGTCAGATTTCTAACGTCCAAGGTTATCACAGATTGATTCTTGTTCAAAGAATTTATATCTTGTCTAAGTGATTGATTTTGTTCGTTTTGATTAAATACATTTGTGTTAATGCGGTTACGAATGGACAAAAGAAAATATACCATTAATCCCAAGACTAATGGTATAAACTTTTGAAACAACCCACAGACTAACACCACAAAAATACTTATTGATAATTTATTAAGCATTTCAAAATGAAAAAGTTGGAGGAGGTTAATCCCCCAACTTTTATATTAAACAGCGGCGAGTCTGTTAGCAGTAGAAAGAACTCTCTTAAGAGTCTTAATCTGGCGACCGTTGAGGTCGACCCGGCCGTTCTGAGAACGGATGGTCAACTGGCTTCCCTGGCGGGCATTCTTGTATGTCTGTGACATAAACGACTCAACTGCGCCGTCCGAGTCATACACGAATGCTGTTCTGTTTTTTTTGTTCTTACGAGTAATCATATTTTTCTTTTAGTTTTTTAAACTTCGGTTATGAACACTGTGTTCAACCGAACTTATGTTTAATACATTACAGTAACATCGGATCTCCGTCAACAACTTTCGTTATTATATTTAATTCGAAGAAATCTTCACTCTTTTCATTCATTCGATCATTTCTCAATATACACTTTCCGCCAACATATAAATCGGTTGGAGATATATAAAACATTCCAATCTTATAATCAGCATAAGCTACAGTCTTAACTTGATAATAAATCTTTACACTAGGCATGTCACAACTTCTAAATTCCACGTAATATATACGCAAATCCGTGAGTCTATATAGTTGATTTAAAGGTATGTGGATGTTTGTCAGTTCTATCTGAGATTCTGAGAATTCCACATACATGCCTCGTCCGCCGAATACTATTCTATTATACCCCGTTGACAGTAATAATCCTGACTTCGATCGAATTGAGGTCACACCGTCACCCGTTTCACTTATTCTTAGTAGGTTTTTATCGTCCAACTTCATTATAAAATTTCTCCTTTGCTTCGTTATAATCCATGCCAATCATATTGTTGTAATAAAGCACCTCTGACTTCAATCTTTTTTCATTTTTAAGAGACCCGTATCTCTTAACAGCTTTAGGAACCCACCAATCAAGTATGGATTTTTTATCGTCTTTAAATAAAGGTTTAATTTTAAGTTCCTCTTCGGATATCTTGTTACTTAAAAATTCCTTAGTATTTTCATAAAATGATGAATAATACACTCCTCGTTGATATCCGTGGGTGTAATTGGACATTTTCATTCCAAGTTCACTAAAAATCATAGAAATGGCTCGTTGTTTTGCACCAGTAACTGGGCCAGATACTCCTTCTTTCTGAGTCATGGCTTTGATATATTTGTCTCTTTTGTTGGTTTGCAACCAATGATGCCATGTTTCGTAAAAGGTGTCATCCGGCTTGATTGGAATTTTTCCAGCAGACTCTCCACATTTATGCCACCACTTCAGACTGTTATACATACTAAAACTTCCATATAAGCTTGTAGTTGTCATCCCCGCCATTACGTTGTTATAAAGTCTCTTCCAAATGTCTCTAACCACGGATGATGTAACCATACAAGCGACGAGTTTTCCACCTAAGAAATTATATCCAAATGGCTGCGTTGACATAATACAGCTGCCAATTGAACTGTTATTTATTCGTTTATGTCCCTTTAACTTATCATCGGTTTTCCAACCAATATGTCTATCTCTATCGTTAATAGATATAATGTCGCTGGATATAGATACGGCTCCCAAATATCTTTTATTGGATTCGTTGCCGTCGTGAATTAGGAATTTTAAAAATCGTCCCGGAGTCTGACTGAATTCCATCGTATGACAGAAAAGACGCAACATTAACCAATCATTTTCCTGTGAATCCGTTGTCACCAATTCTATTGTGGGATTCATCGATTCCAATTCCTTTACAGTTGAAACCTCGTCGTTTATATCTATAGGAACCCATATTTTAGCCTTGACTAACGAAGAGTTTGAAATTAATTTTCGATAATTCTGGATTTCATACCATTTTTTATAAAACGTTTGTTCTGTAACATCCATTTTTTTTAAGAAGTTCATATTATCTATGAACTTCTTTTTCTCTCCGTCGTAGTCAAAAAAAGGAATGTCGAAAAAATTATCAGATTGATTCATATTTATGAATTGAATATACTATGAGATTCAAAAAAATCAACCCAAAAGAAAAAGTGTTTCATTATATAAAAATAGATAAGATTTATGATAAAAGATAAGGGAGCAGTATATGGAATATACTACTCCCCGAGTTTATTAGATTGTTATTAGGCGGAAATCTTCTCTTGGCGAGAATGTGCTGGCTCGGAAACCGTAACCGGAGAATCCTTAATGTCAAGAATCTTGACACTCATAGACTCACTGAACATCACGCCCGCATTCTTAGCAGACTCAACAGTTTGTTTACTTACAGGTGCGACGGAAAACACCAACTTCGGACGGCCTTTAGCCATATGAAGCGTGCCGAGTTCAGAGACGACCCCGTCATCCACAAACTTCTTAAGTTTCACACGGAGAGTAATCTCCTTCATATCAGGATTCTCAACCATTAACTGTGCAATCGTAAAATGACTTGCCATCAACTTAAGTTGGGTCTTGGTCTTATTCTTACGACCCGTCTTAGTTGGGGCGGTTGCGTCGATTTCCGTTGTATTATTTGTATTATTATTCATATTTGTTATACCTTCATACTAACTATATACCCATTTTAAAGAATGTCAACCAGTTTTTATTATTGTATATTATCTTTTTTCAAGAACATAGCATTCATTGTTTTAGCAATTTCCGTTATATTTTCTACATTAACAAATGACGCACCATTACCGTACATTTTTTTGAAAATATTCCGTGAATGATTTGACGTGTCATATGAACTTCCTATAAAATAGGAAAGTATCGAGTATCCTCTATCACGTATAGCATTAACTTGTTTCCTTGTATGAGTCGCTGCGACGTCGCCCGAATAATTAAAAATTACATTTTCAACGTTGGAAGAGAAACATGGTTCTCCGTCTGAGAAGTTTAAGAAATAATTATCCACATTAAGTGAATTTTCCGATAAACAACCCATTATGGCCTCAAACGTCAATCCCTCAGGAGTAACATTTGCCGGATATAGATGTTTAAAAAAGTTTGCCACTTTACTAAATTTATCTTTTGTCGAATCATAAGCAATAACTATATACGGAGTCTCCACGCCCCGTCCACTGTTGATGGTGGTTCTAAAGCTTACATTGACTTTAATATTATCAATCATGGAGGCTGCTTTACATATAGCAACTACAGTGGTGATAGTTTTACTCCATTTTTTACCCTGCATAGAACTACTAGCATCTACGCTAATATGAATAAATGAGTTATTATATTTATCAACTTGATTGTTATAAAATACATTTTCATTGTTAAACCCAAGTTCGGAAATTGTACGTCTATCAATCTTTCCAGTCGATTTCCTCATGAATTTAGTAACATTAACGTCATTTCGTATTTGGAGTTTCTTTCCCAAAAGTTTCCCCATTGTAATACCATGTATGACAGCATTTTCCATTAATGGATCAGAACAGTTTTTAAACTGTTTAGAATTCATCGGAAAATCATCGTCAAATAAAAGTTCTTTCGTTAGGTTTTTAACAACTATGCACTGTATTCCCTTGAATCCATAACCCTGTACCAAGTCTTTGCCAACCTTCACCAATGTCATTCCACTCTTATCAATGGCATCTACCGTTGTTATTTCTTTTTTAGAGAGACTCTTTTTCTTAGTCTCACCATTTATAAATTTCTTTTGTTTTTCAAAGCTCTTCTTAATCTTTTCAATCTTATTATCGCTGAATTCAGATGTGTCTCCTCGACCCGTTTCTATATTGTTCTCATCCACATCCTTAAGTTTATCAGCACTTACATCTTTATTTAAATCATTTCCACCAATTAAATCTTCTTTGACAGTAGCATCCGACTGTTTATCGGATTCTTCCTTGGTTTGACTTTGTCCGTCGGATGAACCGCTGGATGGAGAATTTGAGATTTCGTCTGATGGATCTTTGTCAACCGATTCCTCACCTATATTTTTTAAAATAATTTTACAAATGTCCACCGCGAGGTCGAGTCTATCCTTGGTGGTTTTCAATCTTAAAATGTTGGTATAATCAATCAATTTGAAAATTATATCCAATTCTGGTAATGCACTTAAATCGGCGGATGGATTTGTAAAATTTATGATTCGGAACAAATATGCATCTATGGTTGGGACTCTGTATATTTTCGTTGCCAGTGACTTTGAAACTTCAACGGAATTAAAATATGTGTCATACAACGAGATATAATATCCACGATATCCAGGAGCGGAATCATATACGAATTTATCAATATAACGGTCTTCTACGTAATTCAATACTGTTTTTGTAAGTTCTACAACAGACTCTTTACTTATGTTTTTAGGCATAGATAAATCATAAATTTCACGCGGAATTCTCTGCCAAAGAGTTTTGATTACATCAAAATCGCTTAAAAGAATATGTGAACCTTCATGTAAGGCCAGACCTACAGCTACATCGAAGTCTTCCTTTTCTTTAATATCAGCGGATAAATAGACTGTGCTTCCATCTGTCATATTAGCATCCTTATTGTTAAATAATACAGGAATACTCTTGTTGGTTAATATTCTTACAAAGTTACTTACCGCTCTCTTACCATTTGCAAGTTTAATTAGGTCAATATCAAATGATGAATATCCATCATCGGTGTCATAGATATTTACATCATTTAACCAAAAATCGGAATATATAATACTCATTGGATTTTAAAATGGTGGAGCGGCTGGGTCTATAATAACAGTTGTGTTTCCCTTTGTCTTGTTAGCGAAAAATGGAGAATCGGGTGTTCCTGAAATGGGTATATACTTCTGAACTAATTGTTTCATGTATGTACGTTCACTATTAGTTCCACCATCGTCGTCGAAGTTTGGATAAATTACATTCTCGGCAATTTCTAGTAAGTTAAACCCATCAGTAAGAAGTTCCGCTGCTTCGGATACATTTCTCGTAGAAAGAAAATTGGAGAGTTTAGCGTCCTCCTGTCGAATGTTTATTCTGGTATGTTCGGCTATCTCTACAATATTATTTAACAACGCCAACATATCCACGTTCGTAATACCAAATCTATTTTTTAATAGATCATACTCATTTTTCTTATCAAGCGGCGGCATTTCTATCTTCACTGAAAATCTATTTAGAAGTGCTCTATCCATCACCCGCGTCGCGGTGTATTCATTTCCGACGTTTGCTGTTGCTATAAACGTAACGTTCTTTGCAACCTTTACAACTTCACTGTCTTTCTTCTCATCGAGCCTAAGATATCGTTGAAGATCATCCAAAACAGTCATTAAAATGTTCCACGCGTCGGGATGTGCCCTACTTATTTCGTCCAATAAAATGATGGCACCTTCAGTTCTAATTGCTTTTACAAATGTGGATTCATTAAAAATTGTTCCCGTTTCCTTTTCAAAGTGTGTATTACCAATCAACGCACTACGCGCATCTTGAGTGCTGCCTAAATTAAAATAGAAGAATCTGTCTTCTTTCTTCAGACCAACCGCCACACTCTGAGCCGCAAGAGTTTTTCCGCATCCAGTCGGACCAACAATTAGAATATTCTTTCCACGAATTACACTTCTCACCAAATATCTCCATTTCAAATCATCAATAATTAAAGACGGAGGCTTCATCTCTCCACAATTCTCAAGAATAGACTTAACACTATTGGGTGATTTAATTTTCATATATCTATAAAAACTATACACCAAAAGTCACCGTATGTCAATTGTAAATAAAAAAAGAGCAATTATTACATTGCTCTTTATCTATAATATGTTTAGAACTTTTACTTTTTCTTTATTTTTGTTTCTGGCAGCTTAAGTTCTTTTCCTTTACCACCCTTCATAAGATGCGTCTTTTCAGCTTTAGTTTGTTTAGGATAGGTGTATTTAACCTTATCTCCAGCTTTAGGATGATCTGATAATTTGGAGAGCTTTCCGACTTCGGCCATAGGTTTATCCGGCAAGTCTTGCTCTTTCTTAACCGATACTTCGGTGTAGTCTTTGTTATCATTTTTCTTATCGGTGAGATTTTTAATTGGATTGGTCTTGGTTTCTGGGAGTTCAGACTCTTTCTTTACCACATCCTCCGAGTTTTTTGATGCCTTATTATAAGCCTTCTTTACGTAATTTCCTTCTTTAGATTCCAACTTTTCCTTTATAAAGTCTTTCACGCCCTTTGCGTCTAGATTCATCTTCTTCTCTCTGTCAGAGTTGTCTTTGAAGTATACCACTTCGAAATTATCCTGATACATCGGTCGTATTTCGATGTGATGTGGTAAACAACCGCACATTTCATAAAATCCCCTTTTACTTTTCTTTATGGAAAAATTCTTATTGTGTTCTTTAACAAACTTAGAAAGAGAAACCATTGTCTCATGTACTGATTTCTCAGTTTCAACCTTAATCTCTTCTAGGGATTCTCGAATTATGGATTTTAACGCATTTATAGTGGAGTTAGCGTTGGTTTGTTTAATATCAACACTTCGTTTATTTGAGCTTTTACGTAGGTCTATAATCGATTCTTTTATAATCGATGTTAATTCTTTCAATGTCATACACTATAAATATCTTCAAAAAAAGGTTTCATCTGTGTTATTTTGCACTTTAATTTCCTCAATATCCTCTACGTAATTGTTTCCACTTGGATACGGCAGTGTTGGGTGTTTCAACGACTTCAGCAACTTTTTCTTCTCAACTCGTCCTCCAATAAAAATGATGTATCGGTGTTTGGTTGACTCTTTCTTACGCCAAAAAGTCTTTCCTATACACCTCTTTAAGTGTTCTATATTACAACTTCCCCATTTAGAAGTGACCGATCTACTATGTATCCATTCAAAATCCGGTGGCGGTGATAAGGAAATGGAAAAGTTAGGCATGAGGGCGAGTGAGGAATTTCCTTGATAATGGAACCCAGTAGCTTGGTATATGGTTCCTTTATGTCCCTGTTCACCGTCCGCATAACTTATAACCGCCTTAATACGGGGAAAGTCTTTATTAAGGTGTTTGAAAGATTGTGATATGCAGTAACTTTCTATATTTCTACCATACCCATCGAAAATGAAAAGACGAACCAGTTCAAAAACCTCATCTATTTCGAGTAATTCCGATAATGAGGCAGCAGCACTTCTACCTACAGGCTGAGCATAAATAACACATCCTATTAGTTTTTCTAAACTTTCCTTGAAGAAATCATTAGGTTCCTCCGTCTTATAAAAAATACCATATGCAACTTGGCATAGAGTCCACTTGTGGGAATAATGGTTCTTTACTATTATATCCTTAGCTATCTGTTTATTTATAGCTCGTAGGTAAACTTTACTTGTATTACAATAAGATTCCACTATTAGGCAGAATACCTAATTAATCAGATCTTTTCAACATTTTTTAAAACTCTGAGACTTCCTATGTAACCGTGTTTATCCGTCTTTACTGACACACATTCTACTCGAATAGACTTACCATTGGCATCTACAATTCGATATTCGTCCTCATACATTCGACCATCTTTAACACAGTCATTCCACAAATTTACCACTCTTTCTCTATCTTCTTCATGAATTGCATTCTTCCAACCATTATCTAAAAAATAAGACACGTCTTGTTTTACAAGTTTTATATATGGTTTGTTAACCCAAACACACCGGCCGTCATCCGCACTCTCAAATATGGGTTCCTCTCTATTGTCAAGTATCCACCGTTGTCTTAAGAATATTTTCTCAGTCATGTCGGTATTGACTTTCATCTGATCTGATATTAGGTTTATCTTATCTTTAATCGACCCGCCGCCATTTGGAGTTATTTCTTTAAATATAGTATCCACTTGATCGTGAACTCGTTTTATAGATAAAAATTGGTTTTTTACAAACACATAACATACTCTGCCAAATTTATACAAAATTCCCATAATAGTTAATATAGCTATAATAACATCCAACCGAGTTAAAAAATAGGATAAATCCATATATTCAATGATTAATTACATTAAATAAATATAAATTAAATTTTTATAATACAAAAAAATACAACGAAATTATTAAAAACTTCGTTGTTTTATCTTTAAAATTACCAACTTCTAGTTATTATTACTATTCATCGTCGTCAGTATGAGCCTTCCATTTATTTGACAACATCTTTTTAACAAGATTTTCCCCCTCATTCATCTCTTGAACGGCCGCGATTCCTTCTCTGGACCCCTCAGCAAAGAGTTGAATGTCACCACAACCAGCATTCATTCTACTCGGGAACGTCATGCCATCCGGTCCAAATCGGTTCTTGATAATATGAACTCGAGCTGTGTTACTAGCTTTATCATTAACCTTTCTAGATACACTCATCACAAAGTCAGCTGTCATTATCTTTCTATAGCTGTCAGAAATGTTGTTAGCCTGAATAATATCCTCATCCATAGCTGCCCGATTACTTTGCGAAGCTGTCCAAATTGGGATTTGCATCTCACCGGCTACTCCTCTCAGTTCTTCGTAGATTCCGCCCGCTTCGCTATAACTGTTACTGTTTTTGTCAGAATGTGTCGGCCGTAAAATATCAGCATAATCTACAATCATCATATCTATCTTCGTCCCCAACATTTGAATTCTCTCAGCGTGGACTTTCAATGTATGGGCTGATACTGTTTTTATGGGGAAATATTTAATGATTAGTTTACCTGGAACTTGTGATATTTTCTGTTTAACGATGTCCACATTGTTTCTAATATTTTGAAAATCAATACCTGTGAAACACGCATCGTATCTTAACCCAACGTAATTCTCATTTAACTCAAGCGTAACGTGTAATACATTTTTTCCCTGTTTCATTGCTTCCGTACCAAGTTTAGCCAAAACCCAACTTTTCCCGGCTCCAGCACAGGCGGTCACCACTCCCAATTCACCGGAAGCAAGTCCCCCATCCATGATGGAATCAATAACTTCCCAATTTGTTTTAAGTGTCTTTCTCGCCATCTGACTCATTCGATTCTCAATATCAACAATGTAATCGTGACCGACATTTCTTTCCATACCAGCCTTCAAAGCGTCTTGAACTATGTGTGAAATTTTATCGTATTCACCATTTCTAATCAAATCGACACTGTCCATAATAGCCGACTTCATTTTCTGATTCTTACAAAATTCCAAATACTGTTCTTTTACGAACGTAATATCACTCTCACTTATCTTTTGATAAACTACTTTAAGTTGGTCAATAACCGTCTTTTTAAGAATTTCCGTCTCAATTGTATCTACGTGAACCTTGAAAACGTTTAAGGTTGGTAGATCTTTATATGTCATAAAGTATGACACGATTGTTTTTACAATCCACTGATGCGCATCCGATTCAAAACTCGTTGGGTCTGCTATATCACATATTCTCTCTAAGAAAGACTTATCACTAAGGAGACTAGAGATACATTTGACCTGAAATTCAGATCCGTATTTTTTCAAATTGTCGATAATTTGTTTTTCCATATTTGTTTGTCTGTTACTACCAGTAGATATTGACTCTACCAACATAAAGGTAAAAAGACAAATTCTTTTAAAAATTCGACACTACTTATATGTGAAATCTGGTGTAGTCCAGCTTTTATAAAAAGAAAGATAAATTATGTATTATTCAAATGATGTTAGTGTTGATATCTTAGTCAACGGAAATTCCACCGCCAAATATTACAAAGACGGAAAAGTTTACGTTGAAGCAAAAGACGGTAGCGAATATGAAATTCTTATTAAAAATAATGGTTTTAATAAAGTTCTAGCAGTGTCAAGTGTCGATGGTTTGAACGTATTAAACGGAGAACCATCTGGAGAAGTTGATAGTGGTTATATAATAAACGGTTATAATTCGTATAGAATAAAGGGATTTCGTTACAGCGACGAAAAGGTTGGGGCGTTCAAATTTTCTAAAAAGGAAAATTCATATGCATCATCCAAATCAGCCGAACTCACAATTAACTGTGGCGTTATCGGTGTTAGGATTTATAATGAAAATGTAAACTATACACTCACCGCTAATTCTACAAATTCCCCAACGTGGATATCTGCTACATATGGGAATTGTGTTGATGATGTGACCGTCACAGGTCTTAATAGTGTATTCAGATCGTCAACCGGCGTAGATTCTAATACAAAATCACTTTCATTTGACATGGGTTCTACATGGGGACAGTCGAAAGAAAGCAAGGTTACTTCTGCTGATTTTAACCGTGGGAGTGTATTTCATCCATTTGATATCTATTATGCATCTCGAGCATCTCTTGTTGAGATGGGTGTGATACAGGCCAGTAAACCACAAGTTTCTTTCCCAAATAGTTTTCCAAAATACGCAACTCCGCCTAAGGGGTGGAAGGAGTAGGAGACTGACTCAATTTATTATATCGTGGATTTTGTTGTGGATTTTGTTTAACAACGTTTCGTAATTGGGATCTAATCCAGCTCGATTTATTGGATCGTTAATCGTATCGAGAATGTCAGAGTAAATTTTTTGAAGTGATCTAAAAGAATCTCCGCCATCTTCTTGCATTCTTTCAATATGATCATCTACGATATTTTCCAAATCTCTATAATTGATTCTTCGGATATCGTCTAGATTATTCACCGTCTATAAGTAGTGTCAAAAATGTATTAAAAAAGTATAAAAAAAGAACCACACTTGTGCGTGGTTCTTTTCACCCGATGGGGTTGTATAGCCTCCGATTATAAATATAATAAATTTACAAAAACACCAAAATTACTTTACAAAATTATCTAATCTATTAAACACTTCCCCTAACCATATTTGGTAATTTGGAATATTATTCCATATCTTATCTTCAGTTACCAATTTGCTAAACTCAAACCGATTTAGCTTTTTACAATTCTGATCCAATATTTCGTTTATACGTAATTGAGTGAAACTTTGTATTTGGCTATCATTCAACTGCATCAACTGATAATTCCTCTCCACTATATTCTTATTAGCCAATATGGTATCGTATAATTTGTATTTTCCCTTATGGGTGTCCGCGTAATTACAAATTTCATCAACTGTATATCTGTGGTTATCCGCGAAGATGGGAAAACACTTTTTAATCGTCTTCAGTCCTGCACCAGATATACCTTTAATGTTATCACTTACATCACCTTCCAATGTTCTATAATTGATATAGTTCTCACAACTAATTCCATATTCCGTCAATATTTCAGCACAACCATATAACTTTTTCTTAGTGGGGCTCCATATCTTTACCCTCTGACTTGCTAATTGTAAGAAGTCTTTGTCCGCCGACATTATGGTTATATTATTATCTTTAAACTTATCCTGTGCCAGATATGCAATGACATCATCGGCTTCCACGTTATCTATGGCCATCGTTGTAAGGGGCAAACAATCCAGGTAATTAACCGTTCTTATTAATTGTTTTCTGAGATTGCGTTCCTCATCATCTGCTGATGTGTTATCGGCATACGTTCTATTTAGTCTAACTTTGGTTTTTCTTTTATTTTTATACTCAGGATACAATTTCCTGCGTTTGACACTTCCGCCCGTTCCGTCAAATACTATAATACACCTGGTCGGGGTGAAGAGTTTTATGGCATACCCAAGACTTTTTAGAAAACCGGAAATCCCTCCTGTGTGAACGCCATCGTCGTTCATGTAAGGTAAAACCGAAAAAGAACGAATAAACAGGTTAAGAGCGTCGATTATTAGAACGTCGGAGGATTGGGTTTTATTCAACCCCCCATCAAGTATCTCGTCCTTAACATTCGCAAAAAGAGAATATAACTTCTTTTTATCAGATGCGTTTATATCCATAAAGGATTACTCATCTGTCGAAACCGCAACATCCTCATTGGAATCAACGGTGGCATCTTCTACTATTTTAGAATTGGGATCCTTATACTTCATGATTACAGAATCGCAAATTTTCTGATAGATTTCTTCCTTGAGTATCGGTTCATTATCTAACAGTTTTACGAAATCCTTTGTCTGAAACTGTAGATCTCGTCCGTCATCAGTTGTATATTTATAATATGGTCCGCTCTGTTTCACAATAGAATTGAGCTTCAATACCTCCAACCAACTTGCATAGTCAGCAATTCCACTATCGAAATAAATATCGAACATAGCATGTCTCTGTGGAGGACCCATTCTGTTTTTAACTACCACAGCTTTACACTTGTTACCTATAACATCGTCACCTCGCTTGAGTTTACCGGTGTTGTTAAGTCTCACTCTCACAGAACAGTGGTAGGCCAAAGCCTTTCCGCCGCTGACGATCCACTTATCGCCGAAGGCCATGGCATTCAAATTCTGTCTCAATTGGTTTGTGAATATAATAAGAACCTTTTGACGACCAATCATATTGGTTATCTTTCTCATTGCTTTGCTGATAATAATAGACTTACCTGTAGCATAACCATCTTTACCGTGGTCACTTTCTTGTTCAACCTTTGTAGAAGCTGCTGCTACAGAATCTACAATGATTGTGAGAATTCTATCTTTATTTGACTTTCTCACAATTGCAATCATCTCTTCCATTTTAGCGAAAATATCCTCCACCGTCTCAGATTGAACGTAGAGTAGATTTTTGAGATTCACACCCAAACTTGCCCAAAATGCTGGGGCGGCAGCGTTCTCAGTGTCAATGACCACCGCTACGCCACCTCTTTTCTGCGTGTCGGCGACAACATGAGCGGCCAGTAGACTCTTCCCCGTACCCTCAAGTCCATTAAATTCAATCATCCGGCCGACAGGCAATCCGCCGTGCGGACGATTGCTTATGGCCAAGTCCAATATCGATGAACCCGTCGAAATCCAGTCGGATACCGTCGATGGGTCATCGTGTTCATCCAAGAAATACGCAACCTTGCCATCCTTTGAATTTTTATTTAATTCAGAAGCGAGTGATGTTATTAGATCGTCACGGTCCAGTTTCGGATCAAATTCTACTTTCGATGTGCTTTTATTTTTTGCCATAGTGTTACTTTAAAGAAAAAGGGGAGAGGGAATACCTCTCCCCGTTATGTTTACTATACTATTACGAGTTGAACAAATTGTCAAATGCTTTCGATACGTCGTCGGTGTTTGACTTAGACGTAGCCGCACTTGGCGATTTCTTTGAAGTTACAACTTTATCAGCTGTGGGTGTAACGTCGCATGTTACATCAGATGTCGCAACGGCGGACGTTTCCTCTGTGGCGCTCGTAGTTGACTCGTTCTCTCCGTTTTCCGAGTGTAACCAAGCATCCATTACGTTCTTGAGTTCGTCGTAACTCAGTTCCGGAAACAAATCCAAAATGTTTGTTTGGTTCTGAATTCTGGAGATCAGCTCCTTATTATTAGGATCGACTGCCGGAGAAGAGTTGGGCTTAACTCGGATTGTAGTCTCGGGGAACTGTTTACCCGTTTCCTCAATCGTCTTGAACTCGACCACAATATCACGACCATTGACCAATTCGGTGATATCACCATAATCAGGATCGGAAATCACAGAGAGGATTTCTTGGTAAACATTCTTACCGAAACCCCAGAACTTAACTCCCTCACTTTCCTGACCTCTTACGAGGATAGGAGCGAAAGTCCGCATCTTGGGTTCCAGCTTCTTACCAAACTTCCACTCTTCCTTATCTCCGGATTTCTTGAGCTTATTGCTAAACTCAACAATGGGGTCTGGGCGATTGAAACTGTCCGGTGAGATATAAGTCTTACCGTTCAATCCATAATGGAACTTGAGTTCGATAAAAGGATTCTCGGTATTGTGCTTATAAGGGACAATCCGAATTACTTGCTTACCGGGACTTGGCTTCCAAATGAGGGTTGACTTTGTGTTTGAGTTTGAAAGAGAGTTCAAACGGCTCTTTATTCTATCGATGTTTAATGACATAATTTATTAATTATTAATTGTTAATTAGTTAAATAAGATAATTGATAACCACTCAGTTAATTTTTAGTCTTACCACTAATCATAAGTAGAGACTACACTGAGATTATTACAAAGGAAAGTTATTTTAAATTAGAAAATTAGTTATACTAAATTTCTACAACTTTTAAAAAATCTAAATCTATTATAGAATATCCGCCTAAACTATTTGTAAGTATTAAACAATTTCTATAAAGTTCCCAATCGATTTGGTATGATTTATCTAACACTCCGCCATTCTCTTCCTCTATTACTCTATTCATAGCATTAAGAGTAAACAATGTGCTTGTAGTTTTTTTTCTGTGAACTGATATTGTTGATTTAAATTTTGTAAATTTATCTTCAAGCAATACGTTATATGTAATTAATATTGAATTGGGATCCTTACCGTCTCTAAAAACAAATAATTTTTTATCCGGCAATGTATATAATTTCGTTATAGTGGAAATTGTGTCCCTATATTCACGTTCCGATGAAAAGGTACACAGAAGTTGTATCTTCATACATCTTTGATAACTATTCGGTTTAATGTTTCATCAAAACACTGTATTCCAACATAAACACCATCCGTTGTATACCACTTGTAACCTTTGTTATAAAAGTCAAATTGTTTGGCCTCCTCCAAAGTGTAACCCTTAGATGTGTAACCATTAGGCGGTTCGGTTTTTAAAAGTTTCTCAACGTATTCTGCCTGAGCTTTTTTTTGTTCATCGTCATCTCTTCTTTTTAATTCTCCGGGAGGAAGAACCATAACGGGAGCGGATACAGTTTTCGTTGCCGGAGTCGGAACCTCGACGGGTGCAGCGATGGACGGTGTGGGCGTGATTTGTGGGGGTGGGGTAGGTTCTACAGCAGGTTCTACAGCAGGTTCAGTTGGTTCAGATTGAACGGGTTTTGTTTCCGGAGCGGTCTTATCTACAAAATCTACATTTGGCTGTTGTTTCTTTGGGTTAATCTCAAAATGAGTCCCTCTCTCAATCGCTTTCTGTTTATATTCTGATGTTGGGAATGTCACCAAAATACCGTTTACGTTATAAGCTTGTCTCTCAGGATATTTACCCTCGACCATTCTATTACGAGCGGTTACAGCTTCCTCTATATCAGCACCCATATTTTCTAGATATTCTTGAAATATATCTAAATGTTGGTTGTTTTCTATTCTAAAAATACCATCGGAGATTCGTTCATCCAATGACAGCTTATTTAAAAATTTTTCTATTAATTTCATA